AGGTTCATTCCTGATACCTTTACGTGTTGCAGTTTGAGATTTAGTCATCTCTCCTAATGAAAAGTTTGCTGATAGTTTCATATCATCCCCAATAAAGTTTCTATTACAATTAAACCAACGGCACCCACCGTGGTAAGAACTACCCAATAGATTTTGTCTATCTTGCCCCCCAAAGCTTCTACGTCTAAGTGTACATGTGAAATTTTTTCATCTAAATGTTTTAAATGGTTTGTCTTAATTAGTTCTATTTCACGCTCTACACCTTTTACATGTCCATACAAAGAGATAATGTGCTCTCTGTCACCTTCTGGTGTTATGCCTTTTACCGTATCATTCATTAGGCCATCCCCTTCTGACGTTGTCTTATGGCTTGTTCGCCTGGCGATAATAAAGCAGTTTCTGTAGTTGTCAATCCAGTTGCCGGGTTGACTGGGTTCATGTTAGTGTTAGGAACTACCGGTGTTGGCGTGTTAGGCAACTGAGGTGTATTTACTTCTGATGTTGGTGCTGGCAAGAAAGGATTTATTATTTCTTCTTTTGGAACTTGTGAAGGTGTCAAAGGATTTCTTTCTGGATCTAATAAATCATCAAACTCTATTTTTTTCATTTGTCTGATTATTCTATTAAGTTCTGTAAACGGTCTTAGGTCAGATCTATTTATAATTATTCCGCTTTTTTTGTATTCGTCATAAAGTTCGTCTGCTCTTTGTCTTAGACCAGATTCTGAATAAGAAACAGGAGTAAATTTACCATCTATTAAATTATCTAAGTTTGGTACGTTACGACCATCTTTACCTAACACATCTTTAATTTGTTTTTTAGTAAGTAGACCTGTATTTAATGCTTCATTAAACATTTTGTAAACCTCAAACTGAGCTGCAAGCGCCTCGTTTTGTATTTTTTGAAACTCCGCTGCCATAACATCCGGCCCACGTTCTAATGCATTTTCCTTACTAAAGAAATGTTCTGTTTTATATACGTTAGATCGTATGTCACGTATATCAATTGCTTTATAGTCAAGAGCACTAATAGGGTCTACATTAATTATAGAACCACCTAACAATCTTATAAGAACATCACTAAGTTCAGATAACCGTCCTTGTTTTGTATCTAGACTTAACGCATTTAATACTTGACCACTACTTCTAATAAATCCAGGAGCCACAGTTCCAAGTATGTGTTGGAATGATTTACTAACCTTGTCTCCAAAATCATCTGTTGGACTAAATACAGTTGCGCCATTACGTGCTCTGCCTTGTCGTGCCCAAATATCGAACATAGGTTCTAGTAAAATAGTTTCTGATGTGAAGGGTTCTATAAACGCCATTAAAGGACTAGCCGCATCAAATATTCTGTTGTAAACTTCGCCTTCTACTTCATCAACTGACATTCTTGTAGTTCCAAGCTCTCGTATAAAACTTTCTACAGGATCTATGACATATGCATACGGGTTGTAAGAAGATAAATCAAATGCTTTAAACTCACCTGTGTCTGGATCTTTATTAGTTAACGGCACCATTAAATGATTTTCCATAAACTTAGGACCTAATCCGTCTTGGTAGGCTCTCATAGCTTCTGGAGATACATCAGTAAAGGTATGTCCTAAAGCTTTTACTCCTTCGTTTATACCATACAGTGTACTAAATTGACCAAACAAAGATCTGTACCCCATGGCTTGTAAACCTGGATTACCTGAAGCAATGTGCTTTAATGATGTAGATAGTGTTGTAGCTGTTGTTCTTAACATCTCTGCAGGGAAAGATATAAAGTTACCTATAGGTAGTTTTCTAATTGCTTGTATTGCAGGTGGGACTCTACTGTATGTTGGATAAGTATCTCTTACTAAATGTGCAGCTATTTCTTCGATACCTTCCATTACAGTTTTCTTGCCACCAGTTTTTGGGCTGATCTCTACAAACTCTCTACCTACTATGTCTTTAAAATATCTTTGTACGTCATCTATAGACTTAGTAAATTGTTTTAGTTCGGAGATATAGAACTCGTGACCATAGAGTTTCCATAAGTTATCACCACCTGCATACAACCTTTGCACGTATTGGCTAAGCTGTGTGTTACCGACTCTTTGTATTAGTTGATTAAAACTACTAATTACAGGTTCGCCGGTTTCTTTTGTTGCACCTTTTAAATCATTCAATATTGCTGTTAGTTCTTGTGCAACAACGTTCTCGTCAATAACACCTAATTCAATTTTTCTTTCAATAAATTTGTTTAATGCTTTCTTGTCTACATTTCGTCCAGGACCAAATATATCGTCCATAACTATTTTGAAAGCTTGTGGCACACTTGCACTACCACCAATATGACCTACGTTAAGAGCAAACAACGCAGCTGATCCCACGTTACGCATTTGTGTAGCTGGTGAATAAAGTGTTTTACCACCTTGCACCATAGCTTTTGCAGCTAATATATTTTGATAGATTGTGCTTTTTAAAAAGCCGTCAAATAAACTGTAACCACCAAGTTGTTTTATAATTTCTGGAGTACCGTACAAACCAATTGCATCATTTAATAAAAACCCTGATCCTTTTACATCTGTTAAAGGTGCTGCATTTAATATGCCCTTACCTAATGCTTCATCAGCAGATCTAAACAACCATCCGTTAGCTAGACCCATTTGAGCAATTTGATCTAATGCTTTTTTCTGTGAGGTACTTGCAATAATATTACCTGTTGTTTGTAGTAAAGAAGATCTAAGATTTTTTTCTTCGCCTAATAATGCTCTTATTGCTTTAGGTAGCTCATCTCCAGTAACAAGAGATATGTCATCTAATCCAAGTTTTCTAAAAGCAATATTTTCTAGTGCTTTGAATGGATCAGACATTTCGTATCTAGCTGTGTGCATAATGTCAGCAACCTTTAATGATGCAAATTCGTCTATTGCTTCTGCTATAGATTTATCTGGAAATGCCATTTCTGCTTCCATTTTTAAACTGTTATTATTTTGAACTAAATCTTTTATAAATTCTTTAGCGTTTCTCACAGCCTCTTTTGTTGGTTGGTATGAATTATTAGTAAAGGCAGCAAAAGATCTACGCATTACGGCATTTATATCTGCTTGTAATAAATAGTTTATGGGATCAGTTGTAGGTAATAATTCTCCAAACTCTTTCTTTAATGAGTTTGTATAATTTCTTAAATCATTAGCTGGCACTTGTAATTGTTTAGGTAGTTGGTCAACTTTTATTTTACCTTCTAAAAAATCTAATACGTCATCTAAATATTTTTTCTGTATAGTTTCAAACTCACCATACTTTTGATGTCGTTCCTCAAAAGCTTTTGCCAGCTTGTATGCTATTCTTTCAACATCTATTAAATATTTTTCTACAGCTCTAGATTTTGCGCGTATGTATAGATCGCTTTGTGTCTTTGTTGCAAAAGCATCTTTGCCTAGTTTTCCTATATCTCTAAACATAGCTAATTTATTATCAATCTTTGCAAGATACTGATGTAAAGGATCTCTGCTGTTTACAGAAAATCTTCTCCAGTCTTCAAACTTAGGTAAGTTTTTTGTAAACATAGTAGTCTTTGGACGCATACCCGCATATATCCCTGACCTAGCATATGCTGCATCATAAAGACCAAGAGCAGCTCTGGTAAATACTTGTTTACCTATAAAAGCAGCTGTAGCTTGTGCAGCTGTTGCACCTTGTTTGCCTAAATAACTTATACCTTCTCCAACAAGTGGTATTGTTTTATTTGTGTAAGGTATTTTACCTGCTAAAGAATCTGCTGCTATTTTTAATGGCACTCCTGCTAATTGTAATGCACCACCAAAAACAGATCTGTTTACTCCTGGTAATGTTTTAAATGGCAATGCGAGAGTCCCTTTAGTTAAGGCCCAAGCTGGTGGGCCGACAAGAGGGAATAATCCCCCAATCAACGCTCCATCGGCCCCAAATCTAACTCTATTTTTCATGTTAGCAAGTGCAAGTTCTGGTCCTGATAAATCTGTAGTGTCTATTGGTTTGCCCGGCAATAGCGTAGCATCTTCTGGAAACATTCTTTTTAGTGAACTGTACGGACCACCACCAACAAAATCAGCAGCTCCAAATATTACTGCACCTGTTCCCATTCTTTTTGCTATGTTACTTGTATTCATAGCAAGCCTTGCAGTGCCTACAACATCATCATCTACATAACGAGTCATAGTGTTAAAACCTTTTAGTCTTAATGCTTTTTGTGCTCTTGTTATTATCTTTGTTACCAAACCACCCGGGACACCAAACTCAACAAGTAATGAAACCATGTCGCCCATAAAAGTTTCTGGATCATTCTTTGCTGTCTTTTCGTAATTTTCTCTTAATCGTTCAGATAATTTACCATCGCCAAAACCAGTTAGATCTATGCCACCTAAAACTAAATCCATGGTGTTAAATCCAAGGTTCCTGAACCCTGTCTCAACTGCCCTGTTTATTTCATCAATACCGTCAATATACGCAGCTTCTTTTGGTGTAGCTGGAGTTGGTGTAAAGCCTTTTGCTAAATAACCACTTAATACAGGAAACCTTTCAGCAAATGTTTTTTCATCGTTACCCATAGAATTTAAAATGCTATTTGCAGCTTGACCAAAAATTAATGGTCCAGTAGCCATGTTTCTTTGAAGAGATTTTACTAGAGCATTTTCTGTTAGTAACTTAGGAAAACTTGATAAAGGAAATTTTGTAGGTTTAGCATCTATCATTTCTGCTGCTATCTTTTGTTGCACAGAAGATATGCTGTCGTCTTTAGGTATAATTTTATATCTAACACCAGGGTCTGATTCTCTTTCTTTTTCTATTCTAGATTGTCCTTCTAGAGGATCTTGTAAAAAGAAAGCTAATTGTTTTCTTTGAGACTTTGGAACTTCACTTATTGCCGTTCTTTCTTGTGCTGCATCAACTTTTAAATTTACAAAATCACCCATATCAAAAATTGGTTTTCTTTTTAAATCTTTTTCAGCACCGCCCTCATCACCAAAAGCTCTTACTTTACCTCCTTTACGTAATGCTCGTCCGTATTTATCTGTAGCAGTAGGCAAACCTGTTTCTGGATCTATACTTTTTAGTTTTTCTAATAACTTTCTATACGATTCTCTTACATCTGCTGGGCTAGCAACTTGAGAAGTTATATCTGGTGGCACTCTTGTTTGATCACCTTTTGGTCTTTTAGGATCAAATGGATCAAACTTGCTGCCCGTAGACTGACCAAATATTCTTTGTTTATTGCTAATCGGATCATACATTGGTGTATACACACCTTCTTCTAACATTTGATTATCTATTTTTTCTAAATTTTTTTCTATACCTTTTAAAACAGATTGAGCCTTTTGTAGGTTGTTTGCATTTTCTTTAATTCCAACACCAAAAACGTCTACAAGGTCATTAAGTGATGCTTGTTGTGTTTTGCTTAAAGTTTGTTCTGCTTTTAAAATTTGATTTAAATAACCCATGGCTTCTTCTTTTAGATTATAAAAATGTATAATAGAGTTTTCATAATGTATGTGTCTTGAATTTTGACCAGCTGTTAAAAGTTGATTTGGTCTTAGCAATTTTTCTTGTAGTTCTACAGGCACTCTATTAAAATAATCATCTCTTAATGAATGACCTCTAGCAAAAAAATCGGTTACTCTTGTTCTGTCTATATTAAGTAACTCTGAAATTTTGTCAGCCACTTCATCATATTGATCTTCAAATGCTTTAATTCCTTTTTGAAATCTTTCGCCTTCTCCAAGTTTACGTTCAATCCTAACATCGTCTGCTGTTGATAAAGTAATTTTACCTTTTTTTTCTAAATTTCTTATTACCTTACTGTGATCTACTAAACCCGCACTTGTAGCGTCATTAAAAGAATAACCAAAAGTATTAAAATGTAATTCTTGTTTTGTTGGATATCTTCCATTTTGTTCGTAGAAAGCTTCTGCACGACGTATTAATCTTTCTTCTTGAGCGTCTGAAACAGCTTTTAAATTTTGTTTTCCTTTTTTTCTTTCTACAAACTTGCCTTCAAATAAAAATTGTTTTCTAAGATACATTTGAGTTTCTGTATTTCCTCTTTTTAAACCTTGTTCTGTTCGTTGTGCTTCTGTTAAGTAATCACTGTATTTCTTTTTACCTCCACTATGGAAAAGAGCAGCTTTATCTAATTCTTTTGTATACGCAATATCTGCTTCGGTAGGACCACCGTACACAGCAGGTGCCTTCCCTGTTGACCCATAGCCAGGTCCTTTTGGTTTAACCTCAACTTCATCTGTCTTTGAAACAACATTTGCACCAACACCACCTTTAGGGTTTTTTAAACGTCCGAGTGTAGCAGATAAGGTTGGGTCACCATATTTTATATCACTAGCTAAATCTCCTGATTTACGTAGAGCAAAACCTCCGCCTGTTTTTAAACCTTTGAGAACACCTCTGATTATCAAATCTTCGGCAGGAAAAGCAGCAACTGTTCCAAGACCAAAACCTAGATGTGACATACGGTGTAAGTCATAAATTTTATCTCCTGCTTCTTTTAAGTCTTGTTCAGTCAATTGATCAACTGTCTTGCCTAGATAGTTAGCTAAGTTTTCTTTGTTTATAGAATTTTTTAAATTAATGTATTTATTATTGTGAACAGCATCCACCATTTTTTCATATTGTAAAAGACCGCCGGGACCATCTAACATGGATACGATAAAAGCGGTTGCATCAGCTACACCCATTATAGCAGATTTACCAAACACCTCTGACCTAGAGTCACTTGTTAATTGTTCTGCAAATGCTTCATCGCTTGCGTTTTCTATTTGATTCATAAGCGAATCATACCCAGATCCCACGTTTAGT